AAGAATAGACCGCGAAAACTAAAGGCGCGTCAATAGTCGAAGCGCAAACGACGCACTTCGTTAAAACGCGTTCGCTCACGGTCGGAGTCGAAGCCCAGGGGTAAACGCTAAAAATCATTCGCCTTCATCCAATCTTCGAACTTAAGAAAGCCGTTGTTCGATCCGTTTTCGCTCGAGTTGTTTCGCATCGACAACGAGTTCGTTTGTGCCTTCCCCTTGTTTGGATCGACAACGACGGGAACCATTGTGCACCGACAGTTAATAACATTTCCGGCGCTTCCGTTAGGATCGCCCGGAAAATCGAGTTCTTCGCCGCCGACCGTAAACGATTCGTCGAGCGGGACCGTTTGCGAATCCGCCGCGCGATGTTCGTCGCGAACTGCGTCGTCGCCAGCGGTAAGCCACTGCTTCGACTCGACAACGCCCGACTGCGCCCAAGCCTCTTGATTCGCGAAGTTAAACGCCGGAGCCGTTTCGGTGCGTGCAATCGTTGCGGCGTTTGATCGGCGACCGTCGAAAACATCGTTAACTCGTGCGACAAGTTCGCCTAGCGTTTCCTGATTCGCAACGCCTTCCGCTAACTGATCGCGCAACGCCGCTCGAGTCGTCGAGTTGATTTCGGTAACGAACTTCGCAGACTTCTCTTCAATAAACTTCGCGACATTCTTCGCGGCGATATCGAACGCGAGATCCTGCGCGAGATCGGCAAGCGCCGCGTCGCCCGCATCGCGAACGATTGCTCGAAGCAATCGCTTAATCTTCCGACGCTGTTCCTCGTCGTCAATCGTTCCGAGCAACGCGTCGATATCAACGGATCGCGAAATAAAAATCCGATGCTTCGAATCCATTTCCTTTAACTTCGCCAGGATCGCGAGTCGCTGCTTCGCGAAAATCCTAAGCGCTTCCGCTTCGATCCTGCGCTCGTAAATCGCCAGCGTTTTATCGCTTCTAACGCGCATCGCGTCGCGTTCGATAGGATCAAGCGACCGGCTTTGCTCGACCGACGCGAGCGTATCTTCGACCGCGTTCGAATCCATCGGCGTCGAATCGGTCGCGTTCGATTCGTCGGTACTAGCGGGTTCTTCCGTTTGTGCTTCGGTGGACATTCCCATCGGCACGAGCGGATCGTCGAGTTCCGGGAACTCGTCGCTGATATTAGGAAGGCCGAGTTTATCGCGTGCTTCGGCTCGCGTCGCAACCGGCGCACCGGTCGCGCGAACCCACGCTTCGGCCTGCTTGAGCCAGGATTCGACGAGAACCGGATCGTTCGAAAAATCGAACTCGCAAGAGATAGGCGATCCGAACTCGCCGGTCGAAAGCAGGCGTTCGTTAAGCGTCGAAGCAATCGCTCGAGCCTCGGGAAAAATCCCGAAACGCAGGAACATAAGCATCGCGGTATTCGCGATATCGCTGTTCAAACCCGCGGAAACATTTTGCGACGCGAGGATCGGATGAATCCGAAAAACGCGAAGCATTTGTTCGGTCGTTAAACGCTCCGAATCAATAAACTCCATTTCCGAGAAAGTTAATCCTGCACGCTCGAACTTTAACTTGCGCGGAAGGATTACCGGTTCCCAGGCGTGCTCAGGTCCCTGCACGCGTTCATGAAGATCCTTTTTAAGCGCGTCAACCTCGTCAACATCGAGCGCTTGTTCGGTCGAATAATGCCCGGCGACCGTGCCGCCACGCTTATAAAACGCTCGCATAAATCGCGAAGCATCGCGCTGCGTTTCGTAAGACAAGCGAAGCGCTCCGACGCGCGAAACGCCGGTCGTCCCGAAATCAGGATCGTATCGCTTGAAATGGACGATTTGCTGTCGAGGGATTCTAATAAACGAAGAGCCGTCGCGAACTTCGTATTCGATAACGCCGCGACCGCCCGCACCCGTAATCGGGCGAACAAGCAACGGGTTTAAGCACCAAAACTGTTTCGGCGTTGACGATCCGAGATAGTCTTTAAAAAGATACGCGTTTCCCTGAAGTTGTCGCGATCCGACGATTTGCTCGAGCAAATCAACGCCCGTGTCTTCCGTATTCCCTCGATGCCAAAGGTCAACGATATTCCCGGGCGCTCGCTGGATTTCTTCCTTCGTATCGCCTTGCCCGGAATAAAATCGAAGCGGCGTCGCCGAGATCGTCGTTTGATAAAGTTCGACGCAGAACTGGATCGTCGGAATAAGTTTGAAGGCGTTGTGATAATCAACATCTTCAGGGCCGAGCGCCCACGACCGCGTAAACCCGACGCCGCCGACCGCCGCCGATCCTGGAACGGCTCCGATTAATCTTGCGAGCGGGATCGCGGCTCGCTTCAACTCGTCGCGGAATCGGTTGCGCATGTTAGCCGATTACCTTTCGGATTAAAGCCGAACCGACAACGAAGCCCGCCGCGATAATCCCGGCGAACACAACAAGCCCGACGGCGGCGCCGACCGCGCCCGCGACGCAATAAACAAAGACTTCTAGCGGCGTCATGTTCCTCCCGGGCGAGCGATCCGTTACCAATCAATCGACTCGCGAACGCTTCGATCAAACAATCGAATAACTTTCTGATCGCCCGATACGCGGGCAGAGTGAACAACATACCTCGCCGCGTCAAGACCGTGATCCTCGCCTTTGCGCGGCGCTTCCGCGGCGCTCGAGTCGCGATCCGTCGCCTTACGCCTGGCTCGTTGATAAAGCGGGAACTCTTCGGCCGTGCATGTCGGCTTGCCTGCTTCGATAAGAACCGGATCGATTTCGCGCCGGGCGTCTTCGCATAAATACAACCGCGCTCGAGTGACATTCGTTTCGGGATCGAGTTTAGGCGCGAGAAGTTCGTAAACGGTTTGAATGCCCGGTTCGACCTCTTTGATCGCGGGGTTTGACGGGATTCCGAGTTCGTCGAGTAACGCGCGGTTTTCTGCGTTTTCCGTATCCGCGACCGTGTTCGCCCAAGACAACCGTTTAAGCGGATCGCGCTTCGGCCAGGCGTTCGAGCGTTCGTTGTGCCGCTCGATCCCGGCGTTTAACGCCGCGAGTTCTTCGCTTTCGTATGCGCGGATCGTTTCGCGATGCTGCTTAATAAATCGATGCGAATGATAAATCTCGCGATAAAGCCACCAAACACCTTCAGGCGACCGCGCCCACCATTGGAAAACGAACGGGTTCGTAAATCCGAAATCGATTCCGCGATAACGCTTCCACGACGGCGGCGGGTATCCGCCCCACGCATTCCATTCCTGCGGCCGCGGCAAAACATGAATCCGCGGATCGAAGCAATCGTAAACATATCCGTCGAACGCGACCCAAAGCCCGAGAACAAATCGTTCGCGATATCGCCCGGTCAAAGATGCGAGCCACGCTTGATATTCGACCGGAAGATTTTCCATGTTATCCGACAAGCCCGCGACGATTACTTCCCGCAGGATGCGACCGGCGGGAAGCGTTTCGCCCGATAGGATCGGAGTAGGTTCGTCGCTTCGCGTTACGAAGTTCGCGGAATGCCCGGCCAAATCAGGCCTAAACCGCTTAAAGAGAAAATGCCCGGGACCGTCGGGATTGCACGCGATCCCGTTTTGGTGGAACGGGATTTCGTTCCCGTGCTTATCGACGCGTTGCCGCAGCGATCCGCCGATTGCGAGAAACTCGTCTTCCTCTAGTTCCTCGCCCTGATCGGTAAAGTTCGCCATGAACTCACCCGACAACATTCGGCCGGGGTTATCGAGTCCGGCGCATAGGATCTCCGATCCGTTAGGATAATAAAGCGTCGATCCGCCGTCGGCGCTAGGCGCCCATCCCCAATCGCGATGCGACGGAGAAATAGTTTCGTTAAGCAATGTCGCGAGCGTTGTTTTACCCATATGCTCGCGTTTCTTTCGCGAGAGAACGATTTTCGCGCCGGGTACGGAACGACAAAGCAAATCGGCCTTTTCGCAAATCGTTCTAGACTTCGACGATCCGCGATGCCCGGAGTAAAGCAACTCGGGCGCCTTGCTTATTAAGAAACGCTCTTGCGCCCAACTATTCGCTTCGAACCCTTCGCCCGGGCGATACCTTTTCGGGCCGAGATTCGGATCGACGATCCTCGCGGTCATAGCGCCGCCGGTCGCGCGTAGTTCGACGCAGGCGACAAGTTAAAGCCTGACATGCTCGAGATTCGCGGAAATCGGATCGAGGCTTCGCGAGTCTCCGCGCGAGTCTCCGGGCGAGGCTCCAGGTATGCGACCGCGGATCTCCGGGACGATCTCCGGAGCGATCTCCGGGTTCGCAAGCCGTTGCAATGCAACGGCATAAACCGTGGATTGCTTGCTTTGCAAGTATCTCCGGGCGAGTCTCCGCGCGAGGCTCGCGCAATCGTCTTCGCGCGACCGTAAAGGCCGACGCTGGGCTTCAACGACGCGTCGCTCGCGACGGTCGCGTTCGTCGATCCTGGGCGGTCCTGGGACGCCTCAGACACGCGTCGCGTATCGCTCGAGCGCTCGCGGTCGCGGATCGTCCGGCGCACGGCGCTCGTCGGATCGAACGAAATCACTTCGGCGCCTCTTCGTCGCTTACAACGACCGCCGACGATTCGCTCGTCGGGCTAGCGTTAAACCGCCCGAGCACGACAAGTTTAGGCGACGCGAACGCTTCGTCGAGTTCTCCGATCCCGCCGACGCCATGATAGTTCGCAGACTTCGCGGGCATTTCGCCGCGGTTCAACAACTCAAGCGCGCATCGCACGCGTTCGTTTAACGCAGCGTTCGGATTGTCGCGAACATAAATCAGGAACTTAATCGATTCCTCTTGTTGCGACGCGACGATCCGCGTCGCCCGCTCTCGAGCCTTTCGCTTTAACTCGACGAGCATTGTCGTCGGTCGCCCGCCGAGTCGACCGTTAGTTCTCGCCGCCGCGCGTTGTGCATTCGTCGCCATGTTCAACTCGCTCCGTTTGCCGCCCGAGCAACTCGATCCGCATCGCGCTCAGGTCGATCTTTCGTTTCATTCGTCGAGTCTCGACGAGTCTTTCGTATCGCCCGGGAAACAAATGCTCCCATTGGTTTCGCATCCAAATCGTCGCGTCGAGCGGTTCGTGATGCCACCAAAGATGACACCCCGCGCATAAACAAATCAGGTTATCGAGATCCCAACGAAGCGAACGGATCGCTCGCGTATAAACATGATGCCACTGGAGTCGTTCGCTTCGACCGCATCGTTCGCACGCGTGCCCGGCTCGAGCGAGCGTCGCGTTCCTGGCGAGCGTATCCAACTCGGCGATCCTGATTCGCTTTTCGCTTTTTCTTTTACGACCGCGCGAGCGTATGCGACCGGACGCGTTAGGTCTATCGAAAGCGGCGGTTTCGTCGGCGGTTTCTTTCGTCGCACTCGACGGATTCATTCGCTCGAACACGGTACGCGACAATCGCTTCCGGCGATTTAATCGACTGCGCTTAAGCATTTACTCGATCCCCCGGACGCGTCCGTTTTTTGGCCCGTTTCGGTCGCTTAGCGTCGCGCTCGCGTTGCCACGCTCGACGATGCGCGTCGTTACACGGTAAGCATCGAACGCCTCGAGCGCCAGCGAGAAACTTTTTGTCGCAATCGACGCAGACAAGCCAACGATATCGGCCGCGCGTTTTTCCGGTCGGATGCATTCGCTTTAACTTAAGTTGCTTTGTTCTTTGACGAGGGAATAATCCGATCTTCGCCCGTTTTATTTCTCTTCGCGATCTCTTGCGCCAGGCTTTTAGTTTCTTGCGGCACGGTTCGCAATGCGTCGCGCGTCGCCCTTTGACGAACTCGACTGCGCATTCCGGACATCGCTTTTTCCATAAGCCAGGCGCTACTTGATTGTTTCGATTGCGCGGCTTCGATCCCGGCGTTATTTTGTTCCCGCCGGTCGTTAATGCATGGGCACCCGCGAGCCTACCTTCGGCGTCTCTCGATGCCCGATAACTGATCGCGGGAACGGCGGCAGAGGGGCGCGGCTTCGGCTGCGCCCTTTCTCTTATGCTTGGGCGATCTCGACGATTCGCGCGCATGTCGAGCACGGCGATTTCCCTCCGCTATAAAAATCCTGAGTCGATGCGAAATAAACGGATCGCATTGCTCGGAGTTTTTTTGCCGCGTATGTCTCCGTTCTATCGCTTATAACTTCGGCTTCACTAGCAGGCCAATCCTTGCGGTCGGCGCCATCCAGGATCGCGCGAAGCGGCGTGTATCGCCCGAAACAAAAGTTCGAGCACGCCGATTCGATACAAACATCGAACATTCTTGGACCGCCGCGCGTTTGCGCCCAAGTCGGTACGCGATCCGTCGGAATAACGACGAAAAAGTGCGCTCGAGAAGTTGATCGAAGCCCTTGCCCGTGCTTATTCGGGTAAGCCCAAAACCCTGCGCGACCGCGCTTCGCGCCTAACGCGAACGCGAGTTCGAGTTCTTTTTCTCGAGCGATAAGACCAGCGACGGCGTTGATTCGGTCGCGTCGCGTTATAACCGCAGGACTAAAGTTTTCATCCTGGCCCATTTCGCGCATTAAACGAACGAGCGAATACGCGTCGTTTAAAACGCCGCTTTCGGAACTCGATCTAATCGACTCGCGCGAAAGTTGCCCGCTCATCGCTTAATAAAAACCGCGACGACCGCGAGCCAAACCGCGAGCATCGGATTGTTAGCCCAAGCGCCGACACACAACGACGCGACGACAAGAATAATGCCGGCGGCTTCGCGTCGCCGACGAAGGCGATTTTCTTTAGTCCACCAAGCATCGATAGCGGTCGTGCGACTAATGCCTCCGACTAACTTCGGCCGAGTTACTCCGGTCGTGCGCTTCGACGAATCGTTCGCCATGCTTCCTCCGTTGTGTTCGACGAATAAACTCCCCTGGGACGATTAATGCTTAAGACTTATTCTTTCGCTTTGGCCGTCTCAGTTTAAACCTAGGCGTACCGCTAGCAGCGTAACTTTGGGTGTAATCGTCGAAGTATTCCCGTTCGTAGATCGTGGATGCGTGCGACCGGTTTAACGCTTGTCTTTCGACGATTTCGAGCCGGTCGAGAATCGCTTTGATCGCGTAGCGCAATGCCCCCGACTGTAAATCTCGATCCGCGGCGCAACGCCTAGCGAACAAAATGCCGTCGGTCATAGCGAACGCCTTAAAAACTCGCGCTCTTCTGCGAGAACTCGTTCATGCTCGCGGATCGCAGCGTCGGCCGCCGTTCGCATCGCGATTGCCGTTCTAGCCGAGCCTTCTTTAGTGAAATACGCGTGCGGGTTTTTAGGCTTATAAACAACGAAGTGCTTAGTTAACGCGAGTAGCGTTTCGGAATCGCGCGTCCCGGTTTTCATAAGCCACCCGACGAATCGCATCGCTTCCTTAGTTTGATCGGCGGTCGCGTTATCTTGAAGCCACTTGTAAACCGTTTCGGTCGGATGTTCGACGATCCGTTTAACCGGCGCCGGGCGTTCGGAAACGGATTCGACGACTTCGCCTAAAAGACTTCGAATGTCTCCAGGCGTTACTTGATTAACGGCTTCAACGGCGATTCTAGGTTCTTCATTGTTTATGTTTCTGTTTATGGTATTAGGTTCGCATGTTTCGCGGATGCGAGTCGCATTTAAGTCCTTGCTCCACCGCGCTTGCGCTGCGGATCGCCCGTTTTCTTTCGCTCGATTGATTCGTTCGTCGGTCGCTTTCGCTTCTCGGACCATTCGCTTTTGAATAAGTTTCCCGTCGCGAACAACGAACGCCCGCAGGATCGCCGCCTTGTGCTTCGGCCAACGGTCGTTTAACCGCGTAAGTCTCGCGAGCATTTCGTCGTTGTTATCAAGCACGCCGCGGTCGTCGGATTGCCACGCGTAACACAGCAAAAGCATATACCCGCCGACTTCCTCGGGACCCATTGCCGCGACCGCCGGATCGGCTAAAAAATCCGGGACCCAAAACAAAAACGACTTCGCGCGTTCATTCGTTCGAATGCTTGCCGTCATGGCGCCGCCCCTTTTCGCGTTCCTTCCGATAAGTATTCAGGCATTTTTTCGCGGATTCGTTTAACTCCGCGATATCTCCGCGAACGATACGAACATCTTTTGGAAACTCGAAACCGATTTTGATTTGGCCGTTTTCGTGTTCCAAAATCATGATCGCGCCGTCGTCGATCATTACGATTTCGCCGATCCTTCGACTTAAAACAAGCATGAAGTCCCTCTCTAGTTCGATGCGTTAATCAAAATGATTCCGCGACTCGCTCGAGGAATCAGTTTAACGAAGCCTTTCCGCTCGAGCGACTTCAGCCTAAAACGGATCGCCGTTTGTGTAACGCCCAACTGCGCGACTAAATCCCGTTGGGTCGGCGTCATGCCGTTCTTATCTCGCATCGATTTAATAACGCGGAGCGTCGCGCGTTCGATTTCATTAAGTTCGTTAATCAATCCTTGCCTCGCTTGTCGGAAGGTTATAAAGCGGCCCGAGTTCGCGGATCGGAACGAAGTAGGCTTTCCCGCCCGCTTGCGGCTCTTGAATCCATTCGCGACGCTTACAGTCTCGAGCGCGTCGCCATCCGTGAACGACGAAGTTAGGCGACTTGCCCGTAACGAGTACGAGAATAAGATCGTCGCGTTCGTCGAGCCGACAACGGAGTGTCGCCGGTCGTTCGATCCCGTCGCGCCCGGTCCAGGATCCCGAAAATCTAACTTCGTAAATCCCAACATCGCCGGTCGTGCGGAAAGTGTTTACGCTAGGCGCCCAATAAAGGCCGGCCGCTTTCGCGAACGCGATCTCCGCTTGAGC